TGTTGCCTTTCTTAAACCAACGTGACTACTTTTTGTCCTGTAGATGTCGTTAATGTTTGTCGACTGTGACTCATACCATTCAATTTCCGCTTTAATATATTCTTCATTTGGTTTACCAAATATTGCAGGCTCCGATGCATGGAATGATGCACCTAACAATTCGATAGTCTTACCGCCATTACGATCTATAACAAAATTTTCATTTGCTAGTTCCTGTTTGAAGTGTTCTCTAATTGCGTTTATATAAATCATTTTTTGTACCTATCGTCAAGTTCCGGATGCTCCATACAGTGCATCATCAGAATCATTAGTTGTGTTGCGGCATGGGATAAATGTGTTTTACCAGATTCTGGATCTAGATCTTCGCCTGCATGCCATGCGTTAAGATGTCGTTGTATTGAAGAATAAGTTCGTAGCTTACTGGTTGAATCACCATCATCACGCCAGTTGTTTACGCCATACTTTTCTGCGCCGAAGCCGAATACTTCTGCGATTTCTAATAATGCTTCTGGTGGAATTAAAGCTAATGGAGCTTTGCCTTCATCAAATTTCATAGTAATGCCTTTTCAATTTTAATATGGTTATTATAACACAGTGTGAGGCGTTTGTACACAGTTTTTTTCATTAATTTAATGGGAAATTAAACCTGTAATCTGGATCTTTACCTGGAAACGATTTGCCGACGCGTAACGCGTTAACCGCTTTATGAGCATCAATCATTCCAAGTATTTCGTAAGAATATTCTTCGCCTTCTCTTAATGGATTTGACCATTGTTCTACCCATTTCCAAATAAGAAAGTGATCTATATTACCTAGTAGTACTTGTTCTTGCGGATAGTAATTGATTTTAACTCCGATCTTAGCAAACATTTTAAAATCAATATTGCCGTATTTTTCATGTATATTATCATACGCAATACCTTCATATAGTGTAAGATCATCGCGATGATTTATGATATCATTTTCTGGAAATTCTGAATCCCATCTGCGATATTTATTTAGCTCGCTATTATCACGAGTCTTAGCGACGTGTTTATCTCTTTTAGCAATGAATTCTGAAGTAGGAATTCCAGAATATATTCCATTGAATTCAGTAATTATGTCTGACTTATGAACCTTCATAAACGATACCTTGCTCGTTTAATGCTGCTCTATTCCACAAATGTCCTTTTTCAGTATCATCTTTTGATTGACCGAAATATGGAACAGCATGGTGTTCGTCAATCATTTGTTGATTAATACTGTATGAACTATCTCCAACAAATAGTTCTCCTAAAATTCTACCAAACTTACCTTTGCCGTGCGACTGTAATTGCACATCACCTTCAGATAAGATTGATTCTAAGTGAGCCTTACTCTGTTTACCGTAAAATTTTTCTTCTAAATCACGAGTCCTAGATTCTGGAGTATCAATACCCATCATTCTAACTCTTTGCTTTTTAAGAATAGTGCTGAAACCTAAATCAACATCTACGTCGACCGTATCTCCATCTACTATTCTTGTTACATACACTTTATACCTATACATTATTCCTCCTATTTGTAAAATATGTGATTGTCAATTTGTGTTACTATTTCTAATTCATCTGCCCAATACGGATAGATGTAATCTGCATGATACCACAAAGCGCCTTCTGTAATATCTTTATATTTACCAGTCAAAACTAAGTCCGCAATATAAAGCGACTTAATCCACGTAACAGAATCTACCGGTTCATCAGATTTTCCGTCACAATACCAGCTGAATTGACATTGATTTCTAATTGGAACCTCATTACCTTTCCAATTAATCCTAGTCTTCGACTGATATATCACGCCACAAACAGAATTTGGAAATTGTAAATCTTCTACTCGGTTTGTAACTACATGTGCTACTGCTAATTTTCCTGCGAATGACTGATTAGCAGATTCAAAATAAATGTTTTGCGCCATACAATATCTACTGTCAGACATAGTTTCATTTTCGTCATATCCATAAGCCTTTCCAGCGGCTAGTATAAAATACGTGAATACTATTATATAGCCAAAAACAAGTAATAACTTATCTAATTTTTTCATATATTATTCCTAAATACAAATTCGATGGCACGTTCAGCTTCTTTTACCATATCTCTTTTACCATACCAACCGCCTGTATCGTTATCTAAATCTGAACATATCCATGCAATTTCTTTTGCTGATATCGGATAACCTCTTTGCATTGCATTACCTGCGGTTGAAACCATAATCTTGTACATTTGTAAATACCAACCAGAGCCTGTAATAGACTTATAATCAGAGATTTGCTTTTTATTTACAAAAGGGCAGTCTTGATATCCTGTCCATGAAAAGTCAGTGTTACTGAGTCTTTCTTTACGATGTTGTATAAGCCCTTCCTTAATCGCGCTTGGTAACTTATCGAAAAACGATTCATTTGGTACGACATATCTGTGTTGTTCCATAAGTTTGTTGGGGTCCATTGTGACTCCATCGTGTGAGAATATGAAATTATAAGATCCTTTGTATCTACTTGGGACGTAGTACATTCTGGATAAATCTTTTGTTTGGGCATCTGCGATGTCTCCTATTTCTTTATTGAGTGCAAACCAAAAGTGTTTGATTTTATCTGCTTCCACGTATTCTGTAAGTGGAAATACTAATCTAAATTTAGGATGTTCTTTAGTTGATGATGCTGTAGAATAACAGACATACTTGTACTCTGAATACTTTTCATGAATATCTTCGATTGATCCTTCATAATCATCAACATCAACAATGCCGAAACCACCCCAGCCAGTTACATTTACATTAGCTCGAGTAGTTTCGGGTTGATATGTAGCAGGTGATATTAGGGGAGCATCAGCTTTTTTCTGATACTTATCGCTTGCTGCTAGTTTGTATAATACTTTCTCAAAGTCGTCAAACGAATTATAGTCAACACGTTTTACTGTCTTGTTATCGTATATACTATCAAAGATCGTCAAAGATACCATGGTTACCTTCGTGTGATGGAGCTGTCCAACCTTCAGGTTTCATAAGATCGGGAAGTCCCAACGGATTAGGTCGGCCTTCTTTAACGCCAACATTTTTTGACATATTTGCTTTAAGAACTTCATCCCATGCTTTGTACGCATCCACGCCAAAAGCATCTAAGGTTCCAATTGCAACAACACATAAATCGATTAAACCATCAACGATTTCTTCACCGTCCATAGTTTCATATGCCTTCTTAGTTTCATCAAGTTCTTCTTGTAGAAAATCAATTCTGAATTTAAGAAAAGCTTTTAGCTTGTCTTTGTTTTCTTTATTATTAAAAACCCATTCAAGAGTTTCAAACTTATCCTGCATGACTTCAATGTCATTTACCCAGTCGGTGCTCATACTATAATTCCCTGTTTTGGTGGTGTAACGATTCCGCTCGTCATAGATCTAATTTGATCTACGATTTCTTCGACCGGATCTAAAATCATAACTACAAATTGCTTATCAACAATAAATTCTTCATTTTTAGCATAAGCCATAAACGGAATAAATCCGATTTTTCCTGGCTCGGTAGCTATCATAGAAAACGCATCTGTCATAGCAATAGTGTTTTCGGTTTCTTCAACATTACAGATAACTTCGTCACCTGTTGTTAGTCTAACTATTTTCATTTATTTCTCCTATATGTGGTATATTATACCATAGTTTAGATGTAATGTACATACTTTTTTTAAAAGAATTCGTCGAGTGTTGCAACTTCTTTTGAATTCCATCCAACTGCTGATAGTATCGGATCAATAACATCAAGGAAGGTTTTATTGAACTGAGTATCATAATCAATATAACGATGCAATCCAAACTCTTCCGGCAAATAGTCAAGGAATGATATGACATTCTCTTTGATATGATTTGGCGTTCTGAGATATATGAATTTAATTTTCTCGCCATTCTGAATTTTGTTGTATTGTTTATCTAATGAAAGATCTTTAAGCATTTTGTTATACAGTATTCCGCCACGTGCATGAATCGGAGTACCTTTTTTGTATACAGTTTGCTTATCTCTGAATTGTGTCAGATTTGTAATACCTCGAGGGAATGCAATCTGATCTGGTGATAATGTTTTAAAATATGTTCTGAATGATTCAATATTACCTTGAACATCACGTTCAGTACCACCGATAATTGTTTTAAATATTTCTTTTAGAGCTTCTCGACAAGGAGCCGGAGTAGAAGACTTAATAGCTTCGATACCCATAATCTTAAGTTTAGGTTCGGCATAACGTACTCCTTCATTGTCAAGCACGTTTAGGATATACCGCTTTTTGGCAGTCCATATACCACGGTCAGCAATAGCTTCACGTTTCATTACCATACGATTTTCGATACCACCCATAATGTCAAACAATTCACCATAAGATTTTTCTAGGACGTCTTCAAGCTTTTCTTTGCAAACTGTATCGACAAATTCTAATGGGTTTTTAGGATTTACTGCAGATACAAGATCGTCTAAGCATACATACACCGAGTCGGTATCAATAGCAAGGACGTAGTCTTTCTTTGTTTTAAGCACTGAGTTGAGGTAATTATTAATTGCTTTTTCAGCCCATCGTATTGTAAGCTGTCCAGTAAGCGTAATTCCTTCTGCGATTCGCTGATCGAAGAATCTAAAGTACTTGTTGCTCAAAGCACCATAAAGAGAATTAAGAAGGATCTTAATAGACATTTGTTGATTTTCTGCGATAGCGATATCACGCTGTACTCGGTATAATTCTTGTTTATCATTTTTGTCTATCCTTTCAAGCTCTCGTTGTGAATTAATCATTTGCTTTTTAATGACAACACGCTCACTATACATTTCGTCAATGATTTTAGGTAAGATACCTTGTTCATCTGTTTTAAAGTATTGACCTGAAGCCGAAGCGCATTCGCCTTGTTCGAGCCGCGGTTTAAGTTCTCCAGTAAGTAGATTGTCTACATTTACGTTAGCAACTTTACCAGATATAATTGTTTCTGGTGACATATTGTACTGCATAATAATAGACGGATACAGGGAATTAAGATCAAAAGAAACAACCCATTCGTGCATTCCAACATGTGGATCTTTCACATAACCACCAGGATATGGGGTTTTAAACTTTTCTTCTCCAAACGGAATAATTACATTATTAGAATATAGATTTCGGAATATGATAGCATCCCATATTGCAGTAGTACCCATAACATCGCTGTAGTTTACACCACCACGATACGCCATAGTAAGTGCTAGAGTAATAAGTCCCATCTTATCCTCGAAGCGATCAACAAGATCTACGTCTTTAATATTATAGTCGATAAACTTTTGATGATCATGCTTATAAAGCGTATGCAAGTTACCGTGTTCTTCATAGCTTAGCTTTTTCTCACCAAGTACAACTGAAGCAATATGATCAAGTTTATAAGATTCTTGTGGACCATAGGAATAGCCAAACTTACGAAATAAATCAAGGTAATCCATTTGAGCAATGCCTTGAATATCATATGCAATTTGTTTACGTTGCATTGTTGTTACATCACGTCGATCTAGTAATCCCCATGGAGATATTCTACGAACTATATCTTCGCCATGTATTTTAATGATACGATTAATCAGATATGGCATATCAAAGAATCGAGAGTTCCAACCCGTAATAACATCTGGACAATGTGAAGGTAAAGACCAATGCGCAATAAATTCAAGTAGTAGTTCAGATTCTGTTGCGCACTTCTTATAGACAACTCTGTTTTCTTGCATGATCGAAGATTCTACATCATAGTCTTTTAAACCCCATACGTAGAATGTATTATCAATATTGTTTTTCATACAGATAGCAGTAACTTCATGCGCTGCGTGTTCTGGTTCAGGAAATCCTGCGTCGGATTGAACCTCGATATCGATCGTTGTTACGTTAATTAGATTTCTATCAAATTTAATTTCACCTGGAAATTCATCATTGATAAAAGCTGGAATGTGTTTGTTGTTTCCGTAGATATGTCTACCAACAACATGCTCGTTCACCTTTAGCCATTCTTTTGCATCACGCATAGATTCGAATTTAATTGGTGATACGTTATTACCATCTAGTGATTTCCACGCAGACGGTTTGGCCGTACTTACAAAATAAGTAGGTTGATATTTAATTTTTGTTTGAATCTTTTTGCCGTTTTTATAACCACGATACATTAGCGAGTTGCCGTATCGAGAAACGTTTGTATAGAATTTTATGTTCATAGTATAGCCATATCAAATTTATATGTACATATTATATCATAATTTAAACACATTGTACATAAAAAGTTGAGGGAGATTTTACCCTCCCTCGGATAGGTCGACTTTAGAATGAATTCATTTGAAAGTAAATTATCAGTGGAGATACAGAAAGTATTCCAGCCATAATAAACATTAATTCGAATCCAGATCTAATGCCTTCCTTGTGTTTACGTATGTAACCCATAGTTAGACTCCAGTAAATTGATTATTACAATCCACTGGGTATTCGCTGCTCACCGGAATTAATCTTGGATAAATTCCTTCTTCTTTGATGCCCCAGCAGACCCGATTTCGATCTTCCTAGGACGCCTCTCTTCTGGAACTTCAACTCTGGCATTCACCACAAGTATGCCGTTCACGAGATCGGCCCCATCTATTACGACAAATTCTGAGAGTCGGAAGGACTTCTCAAATTTGCGGGACGAGATACCTTTGTGTGCGTATTCACGATCATCATCACTTTGTTGACCTTTAACTAATAGAATACCATCCTTTACTTCTACAGAAATGTCTTCTTCCGAAAATCCTGCAACAGCGAGTTCGATATTGAAGTTATCATTATCGATCTTCACAACGTTGTGTGGGGGATAGTTATCTTGAGATCTTCCAGCTGAGTGAATTCTTTCAAGCTCGTTTAATATTGGATCAAATCCAATGAAAAGTGAACGTGGTACGTTCATAGTACTTCTTACCATTTTAGTTTCCTCCTATATATAGCAAGGTTAATATGTGGACCCGACCAATTCGGCATCCACATTTATTTATACAGCTTTCACTGTTACTTTAGAAACATTTTTTAACGACTTTATTAATTCTGCCGCACTTCATAAATTTATGAAATTGTTTCCAATATTTTTTAAGTTTTTTCTCCATTGTTACTATTTCCTATATTATATTTAGGACATAGTTGCCATTGTGTTTTTTCCTTATATGGAATAACTTTAATCTGCCTTAACGGTGCAATATCTTTAGCTTGTTCAGAGCTAACAAAAGTAATAAGCCCCCAGTCTGCCAATAACGTAGCAATTGTATTTCTACGTTGAATGTCGTTTAGTAATAGGTTTGAAGGTTTCCCATCTAGTAGGAATAACTCTTTAAAGTGTACAATAAAGTACCTTCCCTGTTTATGCAGTATATGACATGATTGATATAGCTTTTGATCTTTTCTAGACGCTACACCAATACGTGTTAATGTTTCTCTGATTTTTAGAAAATCGTCTGGTTCGTTAAGCGTGATCTCCAACATAGAAGCAGGAGTCCACTGGACTTCAATATTATTTTCGTTTTCCACCTTTATAAATCCTTAATTTCAATTCGTTAATTTCATCATTAGTTAATAATGACAATACAGATTTAGCTTTTTCATTACTATATCCATAATATTCTTTTATTAATTCTAAATTTTCTATGTCAATGGGTTTGGCCCATTTAGAAAATCTTTTCTTCTTGTTAATTATATTTATAAAAAAATCAAATTGAAGACGATGATCAATATGATGATTTACATTCATCTCATTAGCGAAAAGAACAGTGTCAGGAAAATAAGAAAGTCCACGATTTACCATAAATGGAGCATATGCTTTTTCAGAAACATCATCAACCATTATATCCTTTTTTGTTACATTAATTGCGTTTAGATAATCGAAGGGGTTCATTTGAAACGAACCCCCGCCATTACCTCAGTAAGACAAGCAACAGTATTTAATTCGTGATCTGCAACAAAAGAATTCTTGTATTGATAATCCGCTAGAATAAGTACCAATTGTGGTATACTCTGAGGATCAATATAGTCATTCATATTATCATAAATTTTACGATAAATTGCTGCAGGTTCAGAATCAATATTATTACTTACCCACTGACGCATACCTTTAAAGTTTTTCTCTTTTAAGTGAATCATAAGATCATTAAGAGAGACTTCCGATAAAGATACTAAAATGCCTGTATCAATAGTACCGCTACTACTGTAACGTTGAAGTTCATTTAGAACTTTACGCCAATCAGGCATGTGTTTCATAATAAGTTCAGCAACTACCTTTTCATCAAATGATATACCTTCGTCCGTTAGGATTGATGTACAACGTTTGAGAAATTGTCCACAAAGTGGAACTGAATCTTTCTTAGAAACGTTAAACTCAATGGTAGTACAACGTGAATGCAAGGGTTCAATGATTCTGTTCTTGAAATTACATGTCAATATAAATCGACAGTTATTTGAGAACTCTTCAATAAAACCACGTAATGCAGGTTGCGTTGATTGAGCGTTAAGATAATCTGCTTCATCCAAAATAACTACTTTGTAGCCACCTTGAAGTGAAACTGTAGATGCAAATTGTTTGATCTTGTTGCGCAGAGTATCAATGCCAGATTCTTCGGATCCATTGATCAGAAGATAATCTAGTTCAAGTTCGTTACATAAAGCTTTCGCGACTGTTGTTTTACCCAGGCCGGCTGTTCCGGTAAGAAGCATATTGTGTAGGTCACCTCCTTTAACAATATCTTCAAAAGTTTTCTTGATTGATTTTGGTAAAATGCAGTCTTGAATTTTTTGTGGACGATATTTTTCAACCCAAAGAAATTCTGACATTATAATACCTCCCAACCAATAACTGTGTTAACGCGAAATGATCTCCACGCTTCTTTGTCTAGAGACCATGCAGCAATGTGCTCGGTTTCAGGACTAACGCTTTCAATCACGGATTTCATTCCGTGCGCTTGTAGTACAGTAGGGTTGAGAGTGCAGGGCATGACTCGTA